GGCGGCATGAGCCTTATTACCAAATCATGCTGACTCCGATATTCGGATATGGTAGTCCTACCAGACATAAATAGGAATGATGATTGTACTCAATCTGACTCAGATAATTCTGATAGCTTTGTTGGTAGTGTGATAACAATCAACTAACGATGTAGAAGTTTATATTGATGTTTATTCTGGACAGGGGTTCGACTCCCCTCTAGTCCACTTGACTTTAACAAGAGATTAATTATGAACCGTCGCCATTTTATCAATCATTGTGCTGCTGTATCATCAATAACAGCATCTTCATCTTTTTTTACACAGTCTATTTTAGCTAATGCTAATGACTTAAAGAGAAGAAATAAGAGTGCTATTCTTTTATGGATGGGCGGTGGTCCAAGCACTATTGATCTGTGGGATTTAAAGCCGGGTTCTGCTACTGGTGGAATTTTTAAGCCAGTATCTACTAGTGCTGACGGTATTCAGATTTGTGAGCATCTACCATTAATGGCACAGCAAATGCACCACATGAATATTGTACGATCTATGAGTACAAGAGAAGCAGACCACACGAGAGGTCGCTATTATATGCACACAGGATATGTTCCTAATCCCAATATTGAACACCCTAGTTATGGATCAGTCATTTCTCATGAATTAATGTCTAGCATACCACAACTTGATATTCCTCCATTCGTTAGTATTGGAGGAACCAGTATTGGTGCTGGATTTTTGGGAACGTCTTATTCTCCATTCGTAGTTAATTCTAATGGAACAGTTCGTGATCTTGATATGGGAATAGATCAGTCTAGGTTGGATCAAAGACTGCGTATGCTTAAAACTATTGAAGATAAGTTCGTTAATGAAAAGCGTGGAGACTATGCTTCTGACCACTCTAAACTTTTGACTAAAACAGTTAAGTTAATGACTAGTTCTCAGATGGAAGTATTCAAAATATCTAAAGAACCAAAAGAAGTTCAAGAAAGATATGGTAATACTGGATTTGGTCGAGGTTGTTTGATGGCAAGAAGATTAGTAGAAATGGGTGTTCCATTTATTGAGGTTGATCTTGATGGATGGGATAATCATACTGATATTTTTAAGACTCTGCAAGACCAAAAACTTCCAGAACTAGATAAGGCTATGAGTGCCTTGATAAGCGACCTTAGCGATAAAGGACTGTTGCAGGATACTGCTATTATTTGGATGGGTGAATTTGGACGAACGCCAAATATCAATGGTAATGGTGGGCGAGATCATTGGGCTAGAAGTTGGAGTGTTGTTGTTGGTGGAGCAGGATTTAAGGGTGGTATTATTGTTGGAGAAACTAGCAGTGATGGTAAAGAGATAATTACAGAACCATATTCATCACAAGATTTAATGGCGAGTGTTCTGAAATCTCTAGGAATATCTTTAGAGACAAGTTTTACTGCCAAAAATGGCAGACCAATGAAAATTGCTAATAGTGGCAAACTTATTAAAGAACTATTTTAATGTCTAGAAAAATTTGTGCTTATTGTGGAAAACGTAAAAACTTAGCAAGTTTTCCCAAGCATACTATGTATAAAGATAATCTTGATAGTAGATGTAGAAAATGTGTTAAGAAACATTCTAAGATCAGAGTTAAGCTACATAAAAAAGCCCCACCAAAACCAGAAGTTTGTGAGTGCTGCAAGAAAGTACCTTACAAATGGTGTTTGGATCATGATCATGAAGACAATAGTTTTAGAGGCTGGCTTTGTGAGCCTTGCAATACTGGCATAGGAAAGCTTGGAGATAATTTTGCTGGTATCACTAATGCTATGAATTATTTTCTTTCAAGAAACACAAGGTATGAAAAACAGAATTAAAGAACATCTGATAGAAAATGATATGACATACTGGCAACATTTTAAGTTTGCTGTATTTTTTGGATGCTTATGTTTGCTGGCTGGATTTTGTTTGATAATTCATGCGTTTTTTCCATGTTGGTTTCAAACTTCTGGCAGCGATTTGGTTCAGTCTATGGCTATTGTATTTAAGAAACGAAGCCGATTAGACGATACTTGACAAGAGGACTACCGTATGGTAGAATTGGGATAACACAGGAGAAAATAAAAATGTCGTTTGAGCATCTTGATGGTTTTGTTCGTGATCTGAAAGCAACCAGCAGCACACTGGATAAGGTTGGAATTATTGAGGATTATACCTCCTCCAATCAGGCTGGAGCAGATTTTATCAAAAAGATTCTGCTTTATACATATCATCCTCTTTGGCAGTATAATGTGACCAGTGATAATCTTAAAAAGAAAAGTCATCTGCGTGGTCATGCTTATGATTGTGTTTTTAGGCTTTTGGATGATCTAAAGAGCAGGAAAATTACTGGGCATGATGCTATTGGAGCAGTCAATACTTTTATTGATAACCAAAGAGAATACGAAGAACTAGTCCACTGTATCATTGACAAAGATTTGAAAACCCGTGCTGGAGATAAGCTGATTAATAAGGCTATTCCAGACCATATCCCAACATTTAGTGTTGCTCTAGCGGATAAATATGTTCCTAAAATCGTAGACTGGAAGGATGGATGGTATGTTAGCAGGAAGATCGACGGTGCTAGATGTATTGCTATTGTTGATAGTGATGGTAATGCTACCTTTTATTCCCGCACGGGAAAAATCTTTGATACTCTTGATATTGTTAGCGGTGGGATTAAAGCTTTGGGACTTACTAACGTAGTTCTTGATGGAGAGCTTTGTCTTGTTGATGAAGATGGTAATGAGGATTTTCAAGGAGTAATGAAAGAGCTTCGCAAGAAGGATCACACTATCCCTAATCCTTCCTATAAGATTTTTGATATGATTACTCATGATGAGTTTTATAGTCAGAAGGGAGAGAAGAATCGACCCTTTAGTATTAGGCTCAAGAATCTTACAGAGATTATGAAGAAGAATGAATGTCCATGCTTGACGCTTCTGAAGCAATCTTTGATTAAGGATGAAAACCATTTTCAAGAATTTGTCAAAGAATCTACTCAGAATGGCTGGGAGGGACTTATGCTTCGTGCAGATGCTCCATATAAAGGGAAACGATCCAAAGACCTACTCAAATATAAATCATTCTTTGATGACGAATATGAGGTTCTAGATACTGAAATGGGGCCATTCCGTTATGTCAAGGATGGTGCAGAATGTGAGGAAACTATGTTGAGCTGTGTTATGATTCAGCATAAGGGTCACACAGTTAGAGTAGGGTCTGGTTTCAGTATCGAACAAAGACAAGAGTTTTATAAGAACCCTAAGAAAATTCTTGGCAAGCAAATAACTGTCCAGTATTTTGAAGAGACAGAGAACGATAAGGGTGGTATTAGCCTGCGATTTCCTACCTTTAAGATTCTGCATGGAGAAGATAGAGACATCTAATTGATCAGTTTCCAGTAATGGTGTATTTAATTATCCCGCCTTACTGGAGACATTAAATGATCAAAGTTATTCTTCGCTCTCTTATATATCCGTGGTTTGTTTTGTTTGTAGGATTTTCTATCGGCTTTATTTGTAACTCTGAATGGTTTGGTTATAAATATGTTCTGGTAGAAAGATCGGTACGAAACATATTTTTCCCAATAAAATATGACGAACAGGTAGAGCAATGGGTAAAGTCTAATGGTAGACTAAGATTGTGGGCTAGTTTAGAGTGTCCAGAATATTTTGAAGTTATTCATGAGTTTGTAAAAGGAGAAGAGCATTACTGGGCTGTTTATAAGACTAGAGATAGTAAAGGTAAAGAAATTAAAGACATTGGTAGTGTCAGAGTTAAATGGAAAACATGGGAATACTACTATAAATTAGACGAGATTATAGATAAGTATGGGTCTAGGAAATTAGATTGATTCAAGATGCGAGGCTTGACAAGACGATAGGACTAGTGTAGAATGTGAGCATACACTTTGGAACTAACCTGTGAGGACAATATGACAGAGATTGCTGTTGAGAAAAAGCCGATTGTTATGAGTACGAGCAAGGCTGATGAGTTTTTTAAGAACTTTCCCAAGGATAAAGTAGTTGCCTATAAGGAC